CCCGCCTCATCACCCGCTTCATGCCCACGAGCGTGAACGCCTACGCCTGCACCAGCCATAGTTGGAATTTTGAACCTTCCAAGCTTTGTTCTGGCAAGCTTTTCAACCGTAACCGTTGTTGACCTTAAGCCATAAAGATAATCAGCCAATAAAGGCGGAGCCTTGCCCAACTCAAGGCTTACTTCAAGCGTTTGTGTTTTAGCGTCAACATGATATTCCACAGATTCGATGCGGAAGTCGCTATCCACGTTCTCGTTTGGCAATGCCACATGGATTTTGTCTCCAGGCAAAAGTGGAGTATTGCCATAGTCAAGGACTGTGCTTTTTATTGTTAAATATTCCGCTGGGTCTTTTAAGTGGCTTAGTAAGGCTTTTGCTCTTCTTTCGCAGCTGTTATCGCTGCAAAGCTCCTCATCGACTTCAACCAATTCACGCAATCCATAGGCGTTTTGGCTGTTTGTGTCTTCCTGAATGCTTTTCCATTTTCCATAGCCGAAATGGAACATGTCGATGCGCCAGACGCCGCTGCTGGCGTATTTTTGGTCAACACCTATGTCTACAGCCTTAATCTTTGTCCAGTCAAACCCAGCGTCTATCCAGTCCCAACGCTCGGCGTTCTGGCTTCCCCATGGAATAATTATTTTCTCCCACTCATTCTGCTTTGTGAAGCTCAAACGTTTACTTGCGTATTTGTTATTGATGTCTTGTGCACGGAAATAGCCAGTCTGATGGTGAGCATCATCTATGTAAATTGCGAAAATAACTTGGGGAAATTCGTCTGCATTAACTTCTTTGCCAGAGTTAAATTGGAAGCCGACATCCGTGTAATACATGTAGCCATATTCAATTACCTTGACGCTTTTGTTTCCAGCATACCTGATGCTCGTGTCTAAATCCAAGTTTGTGCTGCCAGTTAAAACAGTCCATTTACCATAAACTGGATGTATCAGCTCATCTGACCCGTTCCACCCTGTCCCTTGACTTTTCGTCAAATCTTCAGTAAGCGTATCGCTGTAAGGTTGCCCATCCTTATCCAAAGGAAAAGGCTTTTCAGCAACGCCATAGACAGTAATTCTATTCCTTATGCGCTCAATTTTCTTTGCGTATTCGCTTTCCTCAATTTTCTCGCTTAGGCTTACAGGCGAGGTTTTGCTGTTTTTCGGGAAAAACTCGAATTTGCCGTCTGGAGTTACACGAAAGTCAAAGCCTATAACGCCTTGTTTGTCTGCGGACTCCGCAATGTATTTGATTATGTCCCAGACAGGCGTGTTTTCATATTCCAATTTTGTATAGGTTGTATCGGTAGCTTCAACAAGCTCTGTTCCGTCTCTGACATGGCTTAAACCAACATAATAATCAAGCAAGTCTTTGACTATCTCTTCACCCTTCTTGTTTTCGTAAGTTTTTGTCACCGTTCTACGGAAAAGGCGCTCACCCCAGCATCTCCCGCTAACACGAACGTAGTGCTCAGTTGCCGTTGACTCACGCTTTATGCTTTCAATTCTGCAAGTGATAATCTGCGGAATATTAGAGCCTCTGCCAATGTCTATGTGTCCGTCCATGCCAACAGCAAGCGGAACAGAACCGTTTGGGCTATATTTTCCGTTCCAATTTTGCAAAAGCAATTCGAAGCTGCTAACCTCTCTTGTGCAGCCTAAATGCACACGGCACTCGATTACATCAGTTTGCGGAATACCATACTGTCCGAAGGCTATAGCCATCTTTGGAATTTCAACGCTCATGGCTCAACACCTCTGCGGTAAAGCTCCTCTTCTCCAGCCCGAGTAATCGAGCGGGTGCGTGTTGGCGTTTCAGCAACCGCTTCGTTATACTCCTTAACTGAATCCGTTGCCGCGTTCATTTGCGAAGCAAAATAAGCCATGGCAGCGGCTGTAGCAATAATAACCCCGATTCCTATCCCAGTTAAAGCCAAAAAGGTGGCGTGTGAAATATTCAAAGCGTTTTGAGCTGAAACAGCCAGCCATGTGGCTGCAGCCTTAATTTTGTGGGCTACTGCTACAGCAATGCTGCTTGAAGCGTTTGCTGACTGGGCTGTTGTGTTTATGGCTACGGCTGCCGTGTGTCCAGTAGTTAAAACAGTCATGTAATGTTGTAAACGGATGTAAGCACTTACGAGGGTAAAGACAGCCATTAACGTCCTTGCCCATTTTGCTGTTTCCTTATCAACAATGCCCATATCTCCTGCGATGCTGATTATTGCCGTGCCCATGTGTGCTATGCTTCCAAAAGCTGTGGCAACGGTGCGAAGGCTAATGGTTGTGGCTTCAGCTTGGGTTTTAAGCTCTGTGAACCCGCTTGCAGAAGCCCTTACGCCTTCTCCCATAACCGTAGCGTCTGAAGCTATTTTGTGAAATTCGCCGCTTGCCTCGTTGTAAGCTGTTATGGTTATTGCTAACTCATTAAAGCTCATTTAAAACCAGCCTCCGCTTTCGCTTGTTCAATAGAGTCTCGGATTATCTCTTCAAGTTGTGGAAGATACATTTGGATTGCTGGGTAAAGGTAGGGTCTTGCTTGCATTCGCCTTGTGCCAAACTCAACAAACATTGCGTAGGTTGCTTCAGCGCCAATGCGAACAACCCATTCCCTGACTTCTGCGTAGATGCTTTGCCGTAAATGTCCTGTTCTGACTGGAACAAGCTGTCGAGCTGAGGCTTTAACGTCTGCAGCCCAACTTGCCAAAAGCCTATGCACATGCTTTTGAATGCCAGAGTCAAAATTACGCATAGCCTGTTGAAACTCTTCAATGCCTTTAACATCACATTTTACCTCAATGCTCATCGCAGTTTTGCCTCCCGCTTCGCCTTTTCCATTTCCTCAGCCGTTTGCTTGTCCACCTCGTTTAGGATTATTAGGAATTGGCTGATGGTTTTGGCTGGTTGCCTTCGTAGTTCCGTGATGGTCCATCCGAACTCTTTGCAGAGCCTATACTCTGTGACTGCTGGATGCGGCTTTCCTCTGCGGATTGCTCTGACAAAAAACGTGTCTCCTCAACACTTAGGCTGTTAAGCCTGTTGACTATTCTGCTGAACAATTCACCTAAGCCTATTGGAACTCCGTTTTCTTCGCTTAGAAGCTTTTCAATAGTTATCGGCTTGTGTTCTGGCTGCTCCTTAAGGCTTGCCATTATCGTTTCCGCTTGGATAGCCACGTAATCGCTGCTTTGAACCTGCCCAGTCAATTGGCTGTATTTCGTGTGCTTCTGAATTATTCGGCTACGCTTAGCCCATGTTATCTCTTGAAAAACGTAGCGTCCCCTGTATTCCTCGCCGTATTCGTCTCCGATTTCAATGGTTTCTTTTCGCATTTTGAATCATCTCCATAATCGCTATTCGGTTTCGTATGGCTGTGTTGATGTCTTCAAGCACGATTTCCTGCATCCACTTTGGCATCTTTAAAATGCGATGTCCAAGGCTTTCCCACATAAGCATCCATTTTTTACGCAGTTCAGCCTCACGACCAAAATACTCCAAAACGCTGACCTCAGCCATTTTTAACCGCCTCAACTTATCCAAATGTCTCTTGCAACAAACTTCGCCTTCAGACTTACAAGGTCTTCAATCTTTGTTGGCGTGCTAACATCTTCCCACTTGCAATATTTGAATAGGGCGCTGTTTGTTCCGCCAAGCCCGAATTTTAGGCTGAACTCAGCATCGTTTATGACGTCTTCAAACTCTGCCTTGCTTTCAAACTCGAAGGTTAATTCGCCGCTTAGATCGCGGTGGCGAGCTGGGAGATACTTGATTAAGTGGGCGTTTGTGGTTTTGATGACTGTTACAGGCTTAAGGTTATTCTCAATGCTAAACTTCCAGTCTGTTACCCTTTCCAGATCGGTTAGACCTGAACCGTCTCCTGCTCCTCTTTTAACATAGCTCTCACTGTAGGGAACAGCTCCAGCATAATCTCCGTATGTGGCTCCTGCAATTTTTGCTGTGCCAACTGCAACATCCTGTCCGATGCATTCCACTGAAGCTCGCATAGTATCCTCAACGCTGCATTCAACTTCCAACTTGTTAATTCTGCAACCCTTGTAGAGGAAGCTGATAACATCGCTGGGGTTTGAGAACAAACCTTTGTAGTAAATCACTTGAATGCTTAAGCTGTTAAGCGTCTGAGCATGCTGGATAAACGCTATTGGCGACTCACTTGTCAAAACCGAAGGAATCTTCAAATGCACCCTTCGCAAGCCCTTTGTTATGCTCTGCAAGTCTCTTGAGCCTACGCCTCGAATTTTTAGCAGCCCAGGATCCAAGCTTGGCTCTACACCTTCAGTGTTTATGCCAACCATTGAAGGATTCGCAGGCGTCTCGCCATAGACTGTTTCCTGAACGAAATACACACGGCATTCATGCGCACCATACGTGTCAACCATCTTCTTTCACACTCCTTTTTGTCATGATTTCATGACTATGATTTTAGAAAACACCTCCAACATCCTCAAACATCCAACTTTTAAGCGTAAACTCAGTTCTGAAAATGAAGGGCTTAACATCAACACGGTCAACATCACGGAAACTAACAATATCCAGATATGTGATGCCGTTTACGGTTACTGTGCAGCTTGCATAATCGCAATAGAGAACCGCTGGAGTTGTGCCATCACTCGGATTTGTGGTCTTGGCAAGAAGCCAAACATAACCATTAGCGTCGATAAAGTTAACAATATTTAAAGTCAAAGTGATAGTTAACGTTTCATCTGCTCCACCAGTGCCCGTTTGAGCTTGCTCCCAAGCCTCAGAAACATGATTCCAAACCTTTATCGTAACGCCATTACCTGCTGGAGCTGCCCCATAACCTTCAAACGCCAAAACAATTTTCTTAACAGCCTGCTCTCTGCTTTCAATCTTGAAGCGGAAAAGCATAAACGCATATTCGCCGTTAACACTATGGCTTTTGCTATAGCGAATGTCATCACTATACCAGATTTTCTGATACTCCTCATTAGTTAACTCCGTCCAAACTGCAGCTATAGGACTGGGTTCCGAACCCAGCCCACATTGGAAAGCCTTATGCGGGTCACCTTCAGGATAGCCTAAACCAGCAAAATTATACTCTATCACATTTGGCTTGTTGCGGTTTTGGCGGACAATGCGGTTTATCTCTTCCACCATTTTTTGGCGCATAAGCCTTCCAGGGTCTGAAGTTGCTGGTCTGTCTGTAGCCCACACGTTAACCCTTAAAGTGCCTAAACGCCTGCGTATCCTTCCGGACATCTCAACTTTTGTGTCTTTGCTCTCGCCTAAGCCCACGGTTATTTGTCCGTCGTAATTTTTGAACAGTTCACGATCATACCACTCTTTGCTGACATGGATGTTTGCAATTGCGTTGTCTTCCTTGACTACTCGCACGTTCTTGCTGAGAAGCCTAATCACGGTGGTAACTGGGTCCTCTATCTCGCTCATCCGCCTATCAGCCTCCTACAATTCGCATTGAAATAGGCTGTTTCGCCAGCAAAGTCGAAAGCTTGAACGCCCAAAACCTCGTAGTCCTCGCCTTTCCGCCTAATCTTGTCATGCTGCCTCAATGGTGCGAAGGTGTAAACCGTGATGTAATCGTTCACCATGTAGCCTGGCTCAATGAAAATCTCCTCAACCCTTGTCGGGCTGACAATAGCTTTGATGTCTAGAGGTTCGCTGTAAGTAACCTTGTCTACAGCGGCTCTTATCGGATAGAGAAGCACGTTTTCGCCTTTACTCTTCAAAATTCGTGTAAATGGTGTAACTGGCTCCTCGTAGTTTAGGAAAAGAAGTGCAAGCCAACTCACGTTAGCCATAGCTTTCTGCTCAGTTATAGGAGAATAATCCTCAAACTTTGGACCCCAATACATGAACTGTTCTTGGTATTTCTCGATGATTTGCATAGAGAAGGCTAAGCTTGGCTTGTCATGCGCAGCGCGGATATTCCAGAGGATTCCGCTTGTAACAGCATCATAGTAAGGGCAAGCGGGAAACCTTGTAACAACGTCAATGTAGCCTGTCCAGCAGATGGCTGGGTGATAAGCTGGATATTGTGCTGAAGCCCTTATTGTCTGGATGAAGTTGTAGACTCTTTGGCATGTGAGGCTCCAACCTTCATAGGTGTAAAGTCCAAGCAGTGCGAAGCTGATTGGGTCATCGTAAACTTCTGTTTCGTTTATGCCTACACGATGCCATTTTCCATCACCGAAAGGTTTAGGGTCAAACCACAAGTAAAGCTGCTCGAAGCCTTCACGCAAAAACGCAGCAGCATCAGCCATCATCGTTTCATAGATGCTTTTGTTGTCTGGGTCATAGTCGCAAAGCATTTTTAAGCCGATAAAATCGTAAAGGTCCTCTGCATTCATGGGTTGACTCCAGTTGTCGTTAATGTCCACATAGCGAGCGAAACCGCCATAATATTTGTCATGCACGCCCAAGGCTTCAGGCTCATGTTGCATGTTGTAAAGGAAAGTGGCTCCAGCAAGCTTTGCTCGGTCCAGGTAAGTCGCATTGGCGGTCAATTTGTAAGCTTTCAAAAGCGGAGGAATACATCTTCCAGCATCGATGCTCCAATATTCTGTTCCAGCTTCGCTGTTCTTGAATCCGCCATAGGCCTTCTTGGTATTAATGGTGCATTGCTGAGTAAGAATAAAGTCTGCAAGCTCAACAATTTTGTTCAAGATTTCTGTTTTGCGACTTTCAAACTGTTTATCACTGTAAGCCTCATAGAGAAAATCTATTGCGAAGGCTGCTGGAAAGGCTCCTCTTCCATAAGCTGGGTCTGGGCCTTCGACTCTACCGTTCTTGTTAACATAGTAAGTATGTTGCAGATTATTCTCCATAGTTAAGATATTGCCGTTTATAGATGCAACTTGGTTCCATTCAGCGTGAGCGTCATCCTTAATCTCAACGGGATAACCGACTTGAAATTTTGAGCTATCCGTAAGTGTAACGTTTTTCTGTCCAGCAGGCGGGTCCTGAGCCATTGCTGTGGCTATGACATAGAAGTAGGGGGCATAGTGCATAATGAATTGGTAGTAAGCTTCAGGGACATTTGCCAATTTTCATCTGAAAAATAAGCGTGAAGGCTTGCTTAAAACAAAATTTGAACATGTTAGTTTAGAAGTGCAGTGCATGAGCAGATAGTAAGGAACTGCAAAAATAGAAAGTTTTGCAATTGCTTACTTCAAGACATTCGTCTTTATTCGCTTGTGACCGGCAGAAATGCTGCTTCTCGGGTTATGAAGCGTTCAACCTGCTCTTTTAGGAAGGCTATCTGTTTTGTGGTTGCTTCTGAAACACGCAAGTCGCCTACGCTGAAGTCTAAGCCTACGGCTACTCCGCCGGTAACATAGCAGTAGCAGTAGATGGCTGCAAGATTTCGGATGGCGTTAGCTTCTGCTTCTGTGCAATCTGAGTAGTTGAGGGTTCTGTCGATTTCGCTGCTGAGCCATGCTGCTGCTTCGGCGACGAAAGCCATGACATCCTCGTCTTTGATGTCTGCGGGTGTTAAACCTAAACGTTTCCTTACGTGGTCTGCCGTAACATTCGCCATACTCATCGCCTTCTTTTGATGTCTTCGCCAGCCCAAACCTTTAACTCTTGAACTTGCTCCTCGGAAACCTTCATTTTCTCTAGAGCTCTTTTCTTTTCCAAGGCCAGCAAAGCCACAAGCCTACCCTTAGGCGTTAAGCGGTTTATTCTCTGCATTTTCGGATACTTACTGTAGATGAGTTGATGATCCTCAAGCCTTGGCAAAAGCCGGCTTAAATGCTGCTCGGTTATTCCCACACGTTCAGCTAGCTTTCCGCAGCTGAGATCGCCGTCTAACAAAGCGATTAAAATTTCCTCTGATGTGGAGACAAAAAGGTTTTCAGGACCAGACTTTCTCTTCCTCATCAATATCAAGTGTTAAATGGTAAAAACAACATTATAAGAAGTTTTGAACATTAAGTTTAAAAAGAAAACGGAAATTGAGCGACTAGTGGTTGAACAAGAGCAAAAACTTAATCAGTGTTTAAGCTAGGGGTTAGTTAACGAGTCTCTGAACTAATGTGCCAAATGTATAAAGTTGAGAGTGTGAGTTGTAGGAGATAATTAAAGAAAACCCCATTTGGTATAGATTTTTTCTTTTGCTTTTAATCTGGCAAGGATTATTTTCGCGTATTCGCTCGCAAGTTTCGGTCCGACGCCGTACTTTTCTTTGCTCTCTTCTTTTATTAGGCGTTGGACCTTTGTAAGCGCATCGTGCTTAAGACATTTTTGGAGTTCATCGTCCATTTTCGCCCACTCCAGCAGCTCCTTAAGTCTTTCTAGGTGAGCCAAGCTGGAGTAGAAGGCTTTACTAATGTATTTTGGCGTCTCCCTTTTACCCATCAATATGAGCCGGGCTTTTGTCCAGTATCCCTTTATTTTCAAGTCTTCATCAGAGGGCAAGGTAGCCCATCTTGGAGCTTTTGCGAAATAAAGTTTTAAGGCCAAATCCCTTATTTTTTCATAGGTTAGTTCTTCTCCACCCAATTAACGTCATCTCTTGCACTTCATAGGCGGCTTTTAATCGGCAAGACGCTTAACCTTGAGCATGAAGCAACAAGTAGGGCGTTAGAAGGCGCAAGGCTCTTCTATTAATAGCTAGTTTTGTTTAGGCTCTGATGTAGCCTTTTCCTTTTTGGAGTTTTAGTGAGAAGCTGTGTTTTCCGTTTTTGTTGTAGTATTCTCTGTATTGTGTTTTACAGTTGTTGCATGTGTAGGCTTGGACTTTGAATTTTCCATATTTCCATGTTTTGGCCGGCTTGGGGTTTTCTTTTTTGCAATTTGGACATTTCGCCATGCCAATCACGTCTATTGATTTTTATTTGTTTAAGTTTAAAAGCGTTTTATTCCTATTTTGAAAACTTGCGTAGAACTTGCTAGTTGTTCTTTTTCTTTTTTATTTGCTTAGGCGAAATGTATCTACTGCGCTCTAATATGTTATAGAAAAGCTCGGGTCTTTCAGTATGGATCACTTTGATGCTTTTCTTTGGCTTTATCGTGTTTAGAATAGTCTTAAGTTGATATGGGTAATAGTGTCCTGAGGCTCTAATTCTATACGACTCTACTGCCATTTTCAGGAACCAGTTGGCTATCACGTCATAATCAGAGGCCTCTTCTATTTGAGGCTCTGGCTCAGAGATTATAGCCACTGCGTCTTTTACAAGATTGTTCGTTGTACTCAAATCTTTCATGAAGTCAATGATTTCTCTATAAGAGACTAAAAAGAGAGATTCTTTCTCAGCGTCTTCTAGTGCTGTTTTTTCCATTATTGTTAGGTAGTCCACATAACCTTCGATGACTTTGGGCTTTAAAGGCAGTTTTAAGATTTTTTCCGTGAGCTTTGCTGTTTGAGTCGATGTGATGTAACAGTTTAGGTCAAGCTCTGCTGCAAGTTTCATGAGGATGTAAGTATATTCTAAGTCTAGGCCGTGCATTGTTGCTATTATTGGTTTGTGGCTTGAGATCAATCTTTTTAAAATGTTTGTTGCTTCTGTAGGTGCTATTGGGAGTCTGTTTGAACCGATATTGGTCCCCTCAAGTATCAATGTGTCAACTTTAATGTCTCGATTCTGCCCCAGAAAATCAAGCAAGCTTTCGCCTTTATATAATTCGTGAAATTCATCTGATGATAGAAAACCATCAACTCTAAAGTCGCCTGTGTAAAGGATTGTTTCATTTTTGCCAAAAAATAGTAAAGCGTAAGCAGGATATGCACTATGGGATACCGGTATTGCCATCACATCATTCTTGTCAGTTTCAATGGATTTCAATTCTTTAAGTTCAACATAGTACTTCCTAGGTACCAACGCCAGCCATGTAGGCGAAGCCGCCCATCTTTCTTCCATATCCTCATAAATTGATATGTTTGGAAGATATGCTTCTGTCTCAGCAGGGATGTTAGATAAAGCTCCCAAATGATCCAAATGCATGTGCGAGATGTATATGCTGAGAGCATTTTCGTACCATTCAGGTTTTGGCAAGATACCTAGGTCTCTAAGTTCCGCTACGCCTCTTGGGGTAACAAAACCAGCGTAGTATCTACCCATAATATCAAAACGGATTCCTTGATCAAAAATCAGTGTTTTGTCCTTATCTTCGATTCTGACGAAATTTCCGCCAATGCTTCTGGAACCAGCCAAAATTTTTATTTCAGTCAGCTTTATACCCTCTCGAAGTTTTTGGGCCAAAACACATATCTTCTTCTCTTTTCAACTTTTTCGAACATTTTCCAGTTCATAGTGTTAAGTGGATCTCTAAAAATTAGAAGTTTAGGCTTTCCGCTTTTGAGGTTGTAAACTATGTATAGCCAATATCTTTCATGTTCCTTTTCTGCGATGCAGGCTTCATCTTCTGTTAATTCGCCGTAGATGTCTGGTCCATTATGCCCCTTTACTTCTATGAGTCTAACTTCACCGGTTGATGGGCTAATGCTTCTTACGTCATAGTGTTCAGTTTCTGAGACTCTTTCAGGGATTCTGTTTTCACTTTTTTCCTTTTCTATCACTATTCTGATGGCTTCTTCCTCGACTTTTTTCTTAACATCTTCTGATGGCTCTTCTAGAGGTAGCTCTGGCTTTTTGACAAAGCGGATATATCCTAAAGGTTTCAACAGAGCCACCTCGAGGTCTCCAAGTCTAAGCCATGTTTTATCCAAGTTTCTTATGTTGAGGTTCTCGAGGCTAGTCATGTAATGGGGTAAGGGTTCTAATAAGCTGGAAGCTGGTTTTCTAAGGCTCCCGATCACATCTGCTAATAATGGGACAGGTATTTCTGAATGTAGCCCGTTTCCATTTAATGTGCCAATGCAGCCAAAAAGCGCTTCAGACAGAGTTTTAAGTAATTCGGAACCGCGTAAAATTTTGCCACATTCTACGTAGACTCCGAGAAGTTCTCTGTAGAGTGTTACTCCGCTTTTCCTATCCTTTAAATCGATTGGTAAGAGAATTAGGACATCTTCTTTGTCTCCGTAGCCTACTAAACTTATTGGACCCTTGGTAGCTCTTTCTTTGACATCTTCTTTCAAAAGTAACCCGTATACGTCGTCTACCGTGCTCAATGTCTTTGGCATTTCCAAGCCTATGACAACTTTAAAATAGTCTTCTGCTTCGAGCACTTTAAAATTGAGGATTTCAGAAGAAGCTTTTACAATGCCTTTTAAAGAGTTAAAAAGTTCTGAAGGCGTCTTGAAACCAACTAGTCCCATAGTATGTTCGACTTCTTGCCGGGTTCGAGGCTTGTAGAGTACGCCTTTTGATGCTAATTCCTTTTCCACTTCTTGTCTTGCAGCTATTATTGATGCGACGAGTCTTTCCAAGCCGGCTCTATCTTCTCTTATAAAGGTGAGTATTGCTTTAGCTTCCGTCACTTTAAGGAATTTTTTCTTCTTTCCGTCTTTGACAAGAGCTATTGAGGGGGGAATTCTAGCCAAGTCTTCGGCGTCAGAGTAGAGTAGGACTTCTTGACCAGTCACAGGTCTTGGGGTTAGTTCTGCTCTCTTCAGGTTTATTAGCTTCTGATACATCGAGTTTAGAGCTGTGAAATCTGCAATGTTGTTCATGAACAGGGTGTAAGTTTCAACTTCTTTTTTCTGTCCAAGTCTCCAAACTCTGCCTATTCTCTGTTCAACTTTTATTAGGCTCCATGGAATTTCATAGTTGACCAAGATGTGGGCAACTTGAAGATTTACGCCTTCAGCTACAACGTCGGTCGCCATCAATATTCTTGCCTTTGGATTCGTTTCGAAAGCATCTTTGACCTTTTGGAAAATTGTCTCATCTCTAGTTTCGTCAGAGCTTAGTTTCAAAATGTTGGCAGACCATTCTGGGTGCTTGCTTTCTAAATTCTGGACAAGATAGTTTAATGTGTCTTTGTATTCTGTGAAAACGATGACCTTTGATTGCTCTTCTGCTATTATGTCTTGGAGCAATGAGGTAAGGGCGTTTAGCTTGCTGTCTCCTTTTTCCATGATGGACTTGGCCATGTTTCGAAGCGTCTTGATTTCTTCTTTATCTCTTTCGCTAAGTAGTGGAGCTGTCGCATCGAGGA